ATTGTCCAACGTGATGTAGCTGATGCCGGGACGTAACACGCCGTATGCACTAATCACAGTGGGCCAGGTGATCTGTGGATTTTCAACAATAGGAAATGTAAACGGTGCTAGGCTAATACGATCTGGGTTCACAGGTTGCGGTGGTTGCAATATCTGTAATTGCCCATCCAACAATAACACCTGATAACTCCATGGAGTGACTTTGACTCGAGTGCCCAACAATAAATCATTGTCAGTTAGGGCATTAACAGCATCACCCTGTGCATCAAAGATACTGGCAATCACACGCTCTACCACACCCAACTTCTTGACCTTGGCTGGACTACTGATCCAGATAGGCAAACTGAATGTCATGGTCATGATATCAATGGGATTTTCAGTACCCACTGGAATAGATCTAGAACTCCACTTTACATTGTCAAGATTGCATACAGTGAGACTGGTCCAGTCAATATAGTTGTCTGTGGCTTGTATTTCTAGTGCAGGATTAAACAGCGTGGCAATCTGTTCAAACAATTGCATCTTTTGATTGGTGTTGCTAGTCCAAATATCCAAGTCTATAGTGAGCTTGTAAGGTACAGGCATAAGTCTTTCAATTTGAAATGCATTGCCTTGTGTGGTTTCGTAACTTTCTGTACCTGCGTCATATGTGCGTTGTCGCACAAACATCTTGTTCACATGGTACGGCTCTTGCATGCGATCTCTGTCGTATGTCAGTCCAGTGATGTGAAAAGTCATCAGTGGGGTAGCATTCAAACTGTTGGCAGAGTTTTGATTCAATATTGTCTGTGCTTGTCTGCTGGCATCACCATAACGAATAGGCACACGAATTAGATCACTTGTGCCTTGTTCGTTGCGCCCGTACTCAACTTCAAACAAGCTGAACATGCGAGTGAATTGCAGTAGATATCGACGTATTTGCTCATCGAAAAAAAACATTTGGCTCATAGTCTATGCTCCGGGTATAACACTTCGTCGATGAACTTCTTGATCACAGCTTCTTCTACACCCATACTGATCATGCTGCGAGCCACATGTGGATTCAATTTGTTATTGGCATTGTAGCGACTTTGATTTGGCCAGTAATCATGTTCAGACTGTGCAGTTTTACCCACGTTGTTGAGATAGTAATCCAAGTTTGCTTCTGCCAGTTGACATAAGTTTTCTAATTCAGCTTCGTCGCTTACATTGCCAGCGGCCACAATGTTCGAACTGAAAATTTCAGATGCCCACGGTGGTAACTCACGCTCTTTTTTCCAGCTTAGATCTTTTACAGTTTCTGCAAAATGTTTCATCATGAAGTGATCAGGATCGCCACCATCACTAAAGTCATGGAATGCTCCTGTGATTTTGTTTGGCCCGCATACAGCATCAAATCCCCAGATTGGACTGGGATCATTGTAGTGTGGAAACACTGTGCAATGCAGAACAAGAATCTTGTGAGTAGCAGTTTTATCCACAATCTCAACGTGTGCTCTACGATATGTAGAGCTGGTATACAGTCGATTGTACCAGTCGTAGGATTCTGCTACATCCACGATGGGTGTGCCTGTTTCTTTAAAACGTGATTCAAAGAACTCTGCTACTGTTAAGATTCGTTGCCAAAGATTAGTGGTCATATTCATTTAGTATTCGGATTGCCCAATCAAAGGCAATATTGGCTTCTTCTGCCATGTCATCGGACAGTTTGCTTCTCATGGCAGCGATCAACACAGGAGGATCTAAAAAATCCAAACTGCTGTGTGGACCATCCACAAGTTTTTTAATCATCTGCCCACCAAACAAATCTCCCATGTGCCAGGTATACAAGTGTGCCATGATTCTGGTGGGATCTGTTAGTGTCTGTATATAGTTATGGTATTCTAGTACAGCAGGTTTGAATTCACGAGCACTGCTATTCATTTTTTCATAATCTTGTGTGAGCAAGGCTGATCTGCGCATGGGTTCAATATCACTCATCAAGCCCTGCTCGGACGCTGCGGTTTCAATTGTGCTGTAGAACAATGTTTTTTGATAGGTAAAGTCTATCCAATGATCACGTGGCAGGGTTTTTGCAAACACTGCCTTCATGAACTGTGTGGTCTCTGCTGCTCGATGTTTGTCTGCTGTAAGTTCTTTAAGGCTCATGTTTAACTGGATTTCTGGTAAGGTTGTGTTGGTGGATATGGGTTAGGCGGCAAATTGCCACCTTGGTCACCATTAGCAGCATCAGGTATCAATGCTTCGCTCAAGCTCTGACGGCTAGGTATGTTGCCAAGGTCTGTGGTATTCACAGTGTATGTATTGTTAACAAAGCCGGAGCGTAAAGTATCGTTGTTGGCACCAGGTGTGAGATTGGTTCGTACATTGCTTTCAATTTTGATCCAACCTGATCCATTGAAACGGAACAGTCGATTAGGAAAGTAATCCAAGCGTAATGCAAACTGTCCAGCAATGGGATTGAGCGGAAAATTAACACCAGCAGTCACAGGCAATCCATTAGGTGCCACACCGTCACCGGTCAAATAACCTGCTGTGTAGCCATCACCTCTGGGTGAGTTACCATCGTTGGCCACAGTACGACTAGCATCACTTATGGTGTAGTCAGCAGTGTAGGTAGCAGATTCGGGATTGGCAGGTGTGCCATCTGGATTGGTTGCTACAATATAAAACTTCACAACATCAAATCCTGAACGTGGTACTTCTGCCTCTGCTTGTATCAGGATAGCGTCATTGATAGCCAAGTCTCGTGGGCGTGTACTTTGACGGTCCTCAATGGTTTGGGGATTGGTTTTCTCTGTCCAGTATTCTGTATTGGTAATGTCTGTTCCCGGGGGAACATTTTTGTTTGATGTATAATATTTGTCGCCATAAAGCACTGTGACACCACCTGGATAAAAATTGCCCGGATCCCAAATGTTAATGGGCTCAAACGGTTGTTTGGTAATTTGATCAAACTCTTGTGCATTGACCATAGGAGTAGCTTTCACCCGCCACAAGTGCGGCAACCAAGTTTGACTGAAACCTTCGCTGGCAAACGCAGCATCTTGAATCACATACCACTTGGGTAATGCTCTGGGTATGGTACTATCTAATGGATTGTAGTCACGTAGATTAGGTAGCTCTAGTACATCACCACTCATGAGTTTGCGACCCATGGTGTCTATCATGTCGTTGTAATGAAACGTGATAAACACAGTGTCGTTGTTTAGGAACAGGCCAAACTGTGTGAGGTCAAAGTCGATGTCCTGAGTTTTGTAAACACCGCGCATGATATAGATATCCGGATCGTATGTTCTGTCACGGTTTTCCAACAGCAGTAAATCTTCGATAAACAGCGGATTGGTTGTGTCGTATTTGGGCAGGGTAGCATCGTTGTTACCGGTGTTGTCACTAGTTTGCGGACCCATGTATTTGTGCAGATACATGTCTACACCGCCAATTTGATACATTTCACTTATAGTGCGATCAAAAAAACGGTAATCTGCGGTTCGGTTAGGGCGGTATAGACTTAATCTTGGCATAGTGTGTTATTTATGCCCAGGTTGACCGGAAATGCCCGATCAGCTATAATACACACATGAAAGTCATAAAGCTAAACCGCCGTTACAAAGTGTATAAAGAACAGGGCTATCAAGCTGGACTACGGTTTGACAACTGGTGTGACAATGCTCGTAATATTGAGAAAACTTGTCGTGAACGGCTAGAGACCTCAGGATATTGGCCTACCACTTCAAATTGGTATGGCTATTTTGGACAAAGAAACGTACACGGCCCAACTCCGTACTTTATCATGTTCCAAAAAGAATCTGACTTGAGTTTTGTGCTACTTTGTGCAGACTTGACCAAAAAAGACTAACGTGCTATAATTACAGTATGACAACCACTAAAGCAAAACCCATGGCCCTAGCTGCAAAAGCCAACGTCAAAGCGTTGAACCCTCGTAGTCCAGATACCAAGTATGTGGGCAATGAACCCGAATGGCATTTGCAACCCGTGAGCAATCGCACCAGCAGCCTAAGCAATGCGTTTGGTTGGTACAATTATTTCTACGGCAAGAAAGATGCCAAGGACTTTATTGCATATTACTTGGATGCAAACAATCGCAGCAAGGAAGCCAAGAAAATTCGTGCCCTGCCTGACAGCCAGATCCGTTTGACTACAGGGTGGTTGTGCCGCATGAGCACCATGGGTCTTGAACTAAGTGAGCACGAGCAAACCAAACTGAACTCCTTTATCCAGGAAGCGTTGGTAGAAGAAGCCGACGAACCCGCAGCGGTTGCAGAAACCAAGGCAGCAGGCCCTTCTATTCAGGATCGCCTGCGAGAAAAAGTAAGTGAAGCAGCTGGTGAACTTGAAGGATTGTTTGATGACTTTGTTGCAGCAGGTGCAAAGATGTCTGCACAGTTTCAACCTATCACAATCATCCGTGGGCACAATGTAGCACCACAACTGATCAGTCATATCCAACTGACTTGGAAACGTCATCTGTTAGAACTAGAAGCTGCGGTAGCAGGTAAAGATGCACAGTTAGTAGAAGGTTACGGCTATCTGACCAAAACTCAACTCAAGCAGTTGGTAAAGTTTGCCGAGCAAGTGATCACAGACTGCAACAACTATGTGCAGATCAAGAAAGTTGAACGCAAGCCACGTGCCAAGAAAGCAGTGAGCCCAGAAAAAGTCACAGCCAAGTTCAAGTATCTCAAAACATTCCCAGACCTCAAGCTGGTTTCCGAACCTGCTGTGAAGCTGGTGGATGCAACTGAAGCATGGTTGTACGACACTGTGAAGCGCAAACTGATCCATGTGGTTGGTGATGCACACCGCGGTAGCTTTACTGTAAAGAGTTCTGCTGTGATTGGGTTTGATACAGGCACAAGCTCGCAGAAAACACTGCGCAAGCCTGCAGAAACTATCAAAGCACTGATGTCTGCGGGCAAGCCTGCCACACGCAAATTGTTCAAGGAACTGACCACAACTGAAACCCAATGGAACGGGCGTGGCAACGAGAATCTCATCATTCTCAAGGTGTGGTAAAGAGCTAAATATCAGGGACGGAGTCCCTGATGCAAGAACAACAACCCATAGACCTAACGACACTCAAAAACAACTTGTTTGAGTATGTGCGCCTGATGCTGGGCCACCAGATCATTGATATTGAACTGGACCCAGCACATTTTGAAGCTGCATATCAAAAGACCATTGGCACTTACCGCCAACGTGCTAACAATGCATATGAAGAAAGTTACAGCTTCATGCAGCTGGTTAACCAGCAAAACATCTATACTTTGCCCCAGGAAGTACAGAGTGTTAGGCAGATTTTCAAACGCAGTTTTGGTATAGCATCTGGGCCGTTTGGGTCAAACTTCGATCCGTTTAGCCAGGCACAGATGAATGTTTACTTGATCAACTTCAATCAGTCAGGTGGTTTGGCCACGTACGACTTCTACAGTCAGTATATAGAGCTGGCTGCTAGAATGTTTGGTGGATTCTTGAACTACACATGGAATCCAGTTACCAAAAAACTACAGCTGATCCGTAGTCCCCCGGGTGGTGGCGAAGTAGTGCTGTTGTGGACCTACAATCTCAAGCCTGAAATACAATTGCTAAGTGACTTCCAGATCCAACAATGGATCAAAGACTACCTAGTTGCGGCCAGCAAGATGATCATTGGTGAAGCAAGAGAGAAATTTGGCACTATCGCCGGACCTCAAGGTGGTGGTACACTTAACGGTGCTGCTATGAAGGGTGAGGCCAAAGCCGAAATGGATGCATTGATTTTGCAATTGGTGAATTATGTTGATGGCTCACAGCCATTAACCTTTGTAATCGGCTGATATCTATGCTATAATCAGCACATGGCTGATTTAATGATTGATATTGAGACTGTGGGTACTGGACCAGAAGCATGTATTCTGACCATTGCTGCACAGAGTTTTAACCCGTTGGGCACAGGATATTATCCACAGTATTTTTATGCTCGGATTGATCCAGACAGTCAACCCGGGCGTAACATTGAGCAAGGCACTATAGACTGGTGGGCGACTCAACCACCCGAAGCACAAGAAGAAGCGTTTGGCGAACTCAACCGGGTGCCATTGGATTCGGCACTAGACAATCTGGGCAAACTAATTTGGCAATCAACACTAGTTTGGGCCAATGGTCCTACGTTCGACATGAACATATTAGAACATGCTTACAAGAGTTTTAATAAACCCTTGCCCTGGAAATACTACAAGGTAAGAGATGCAAGAACAGTATATTCACTGTACCCTGATCTAGGCAAGCCTCCAGCAAGCCACAATGCATTAGAAGATTGCAAACGGCAGATTGATCTACTGCAAGCCACACTCAAACACCTTAACGTTGAAAGATTAGTATGAAAATTTACCTAGACATGGACGACGTAGTCGCCGACTGGATGCCCGCTGCCCGAGCAATTGTTAATCGCAATTGGGAATATGGTGAACGTATACCAGATACAGATTGGGACAAAGTCAAAGCCAAACAACGTTTCTATCGTGACTTGCCCATCAAGCCCGGTGCACACGAGTTGGTAACATACTGCCAAGACTTATTGAGTAAAGGGCAAATTAAAGACTTGAATTTCTTGACAGCATTGCCGCATGACTACAGTGTGCCATTTGCCAGCTATGACAAAGTTTTGTGGGCACAAGAACGTTTTCCGGATATCCCAGTATTGTTTGGCCCATTCAGTCATGACAAATGGCGACACTGTGAGCCTGGGGATATCTTGATTGACGATCGTGTCAGCAATTGTGAAGAGTGGGTCAGAGCCGGTGGCCAAGCTCATATTTACAGACAGTGGCCCGAGTGCCACACATGGTTGCAGGAGATTGTAAAATGATCATTGGTATTTGCGGACTGATTGGCGCAGGCAAAGACACTGCTGCTGACTATTTGGTAAACTTTCACGAGTTCCGACGAGACTCATTTGCTAACACACTTAAAGATGCTGTGGCTGCTGTGTTTGGATGGGACCGCGAACTATTAGAAGGGCGTACCAAAGAAGCTAGAGAATGGAGAGAACAAGTCGATCCATGGTGGAGCAATCGCCTAAACATGCCTGCACTAACTCCACGTTGGGTACTGCAAAATTGGGGTACAGAAGTGTGTAGAAATGCATTTCATAATGATATCTGGATTGCCAGTTTAGAAAACAAACTGCGCCGCAGTCGTAATAACACTGTGATCTCTGACTGTAGATTCTACAATGAAGTAGCAGCAATTAAGAATCAAGGAGGACGGGTGATTTGGATTCAGCGTGGTATTACCCCACATTGGTACAACATTGCAGCTCAAGCCAATCACGGAGATACCGCAGCATTACGTTGGCTAGAGCAACAGGGAATTCATGCTAGTGAGTATTCCTGGGCAGGAACTCAATTTGATTACATTGTGGAAAACAACGGTACCGTGGCCAGTCTTTACAGCCAGCTCACCGATCTGCTTGTAGCGGATTTGGCACCCAAGGAACGTCAAGTCGCTTGACTTCTTCCACACAGTTCAAACATACGGTTCTGAGATTGTTTAGAGCAACATTTCGCATGTTACCGTCCATGTGATACACTAGAGTTTGACTGGTTAGTTTAGGTCGAAACCCACAGCGATCGCATGTGGATTTTTTCTTGTATCCAGCTTTTTTCCACAATGCCTCTGGTGGACGAATTTTCTTGTTTCGCCGAACACAATGATCACATCTTGATCTGTAGTGCGGAACGTCGTTCTTGTAATAGTTCACTGCCAGTGGACGTTGATTACAAGCACTACATATGGGTCTCATACGGTATTTAGCCACAAACCTTTGGCAAAGGGCACCGCAACACCATGACTTTTGGTGGCATCCGATAAATATCTGTAACAGTTTTTAAAGGAGCCACAATGGCAACAACTCTCGTATCACCAGGTGTGCAAGTTAGCGTAATTGATGAAAGTCAATATCTTCCAGCAGCCACCAATAGCGTACCGTACTTTCTTATTTCTACTGCACAGAACAAGGTGTCTGGCAGTGGAGTTGGTGTAGCAGCAGGAACACTCAAAATCAATGCTAATCGTGTTTATCAAATCACCAGTCAGAGAGATCTTGCAGTTACATTTGGTAATCCGTTTTTCTACAAGACCACTATTGGTACTCCTATCAATGGATATGAATTGAATGAATATGGATTGTTAGCAGCGTACAGCGCATTGGGTGTTACCAATCGTGCGTATGTTCAACGTGTGGATATTGATCTCACACAGCTCACAGCCACATTAGTACGTCCCACAGGTGAACCCAACAATGGTACTTACTGGTTGAATACAGCAACCAGTCAATGGGGCATTTTTGAATGGAACCAAACCACAGGAGCATTCTCCAACAAGATTCCTTCAGTTATTACCAGCACTGCTGAATTGATAAGTGGTGTACCATTGCAAGATTATGGTACCATCAATGGTTATGCTATTGTTGCTACCAACACTCAAAATCCATTGTACTATAAAAATGGTGCAGTGGCCACAGTTGCTAATTACAATTCTGCTACTTTAACTAGTTTGTATAACAATTGGGTCTTAGTAGGCAGCGACGAATGGAAATTGAGCTACCCTGCGATCCAAGGTGCTAACGCAGTAACCACAACCCTAACAGCTGGAAACACCATGGTGATCAATGGAACAAGCGTAGCAGTACCTGTTGCAACTGACAATACCATACAAGGTCTTAGCGCAGCTATCAATAGTGCTGCAATCACTGGTGTGTATTCAGCTGTGCTCAGCAACAAACTTTGCTTGTTTGCTGACAGCACAGCCACAGCAGATGGATCCACAGCAGATGACGGTGCTATTGTTGTTACTCTAACTGGATCAACTCCGGGATTGCTGACCACTCTGGGTATCACCGCAGATACCACATACTATGCCCCAGGTCTGCAACAAAGTCCTAACTACACATATCCACGTTGGTTAGCTACAGATATCACACCACGCCCTACAGGTAGTGTATGGAACAAGATTACTGCACAAAATCTAGGAACATTGATGGTAGTGCAAAAATACAGCACAGCATTAGGCAGCTGGGTACAACAAGCTGCTCCAGTTTATGAAAATGACTGGAGTGCTAATGCAGCATTGGATGCAACCGGTGGTGGTAAAAATATTATTGCTGGTAATACCTATACACAATACAATGTGAATCCTGCTACTAGCACCGTGGTAGCTTATCCTTACAACAGCACCTACACATTGCAGGTGTTTGAACGAGCTAGTCAAGGTAACACAATTGTCACAGGTAGTGTAGCCGTGCCTGTGTTTGTGAACGGTAATCAATTTACTATCACCACAAGTATTCCAAACTCTACTAGTTTGACTGCTACTGTGACCGTAACTATCAATGGTACTGATGCAGCAGCATTTAATACTGCTGTGAGTTCTGCAGGGTTCTCAAATGTTGTGGCTTCTGTTAGTTCAACTGGTGCAATTGTGCTGACACAAACTCAAGGTGGTGTTATCCTGTTGCAAGATGTTACAGGAACTCCATTAGCTGCTGCTGGATTCACAACCAGCACCACAGGTTGCCGTGACATTGTTGACAACAACCAGGACGCTTACTTGCAACTCAGTAATTGGATTCCATTAGACTACACAGCTAGTGCTGTGGCGCCTGACCAAGATCCTTCAGATGGAACTTACTGGTATTACAGCAGCCCAAGTCAAGTTGACGTCATGATCAACACTGGTTCTGCATGGGTAGGATATCAAAATGATACCAACGACACACGTGGTTACAATCTAAGCAATACCAATCCAACTGGTCCTATTATTTCGGCCACTGCACCTACCACTCAAACTGATGGTACAGTATTGGTATACGGTGACTTATGGGTCGATACCAGCAATCTTGAACTGTATCCATTGTTGAATCGTTGGCAGTCAGTCAACGGTGTAAATCAATGGGTAACCTTGGACAACACTGATCAACAAACCAGCGATGGTATTTTGTTTGCAGATGCTCGCTGGAGCACAACTGGCGTGGTAAATCCTATCTCTGATAATTTGCCTTCAATTACCAGCTTGTTGACCAGTAACTATCTGGATGTGGATGCACCCGATCCTACATTGTTCCCCGCAGGTATGCTGCTGTGGAACACACGTCGATCTGGCTATAATGTCAAGAGTTTCCAAGTTGACTACTTTAATGCCAGCAGCTTCAGCTATGCAACATGGTCTAATTCTACTACCTATGCAATAGGCGATCAAGTGTTGTACAATGCAGTATTGTATGTGGCCATCCAAGCTGGTACTAATCAAAATCCAGCCACACAGACTTCATACTGGGATTTGTTGGAAACCAACTCATGGGTAACTGCATCTGGTAACAGAGCTGATGGTTCTCCATATATGGGACGTTTTGCTCAACGTGCATTAATCGTGGCTGCACTGAAATCAGGTATTGATACCAGTGTTACAGCACGTGAAGAACAAGCACAGTTTAACTTGATGGCATGTACTGCATACCCAGAATTGATTCCTAACATGGTGGCACTCAGCAATGAGCGCAACAATACTGCATTTGTGGTCGGCGATACTCCAATGAGATTGGCACCAAATGGTACAGACATTGCTGCCTGGGCTACTAACAACAGTGGTAATGGAATTTTTGCAGAAGATGGGTTAACAACCAGCACTCCATATGCTGCGGTGTTCTATCCAAGCTGCCAAACAACTGATCTTGGTGGTAGTGCAGTAGTTACTGCTCCAAGTCACATGATGGTACGTACTATTATCCGCAGCGATTCAGTTAGCTATCCATGGTTAGCACCTGCTGGAACACGTCGTGGTGTGATTGACAACGCTGCTAGAATTGGTTATATTAACTCCGTTACAGGTGAGTTTGTTACAATTGGTAATAATCAAGGTCTACGTGACGTTGAGTATATCAACAAAATCAATCCAATCACATTCATTCCTGGTGTGGGCATTACCAACTTTGGTAACAAGACCATTTACGGTGTTGACAGTGCATTGGATCGTATCAATGTAGCACGACTGGTTGCATTCATGCGTGGTCGCTTAGAAGAAATTGGCAAACAATTCTTGTTTGAACCCAATGATCAGATCACTCGCAATGAAATTTCTAATGCAGTGAATGGATTGTGTATTGATCTTGTGGCCAAGCGTGGTATCTATGACTTCTTGGTAATCTGTGATGATTCAAACAACACACCTGCCAGAATTGATGCCAACGAGCTGTGGGTAGACATTGCTATTGAACCGGTGAAGGCTGTGGAATTTGTTTATATTCCATTACGTATCAAAGCAACCGGTAGCATTTCTAACTCGCAGAGTGCAACACAAACCTCTATCGGATGATACCGCTAGACTAGGAAATGGGGTGGAAACACCCCATTTCTTTTGGCCTCAACAGAGGTAAATAACTGCATAGGAGATTACAAATATGGCCGTTTCATCATTAACAAGAATGACAGTGCCCTTGGCAAGCGATCAAAGCGCGAGCAACCAAGGCTTGCTCATGCCCAAACTCAGCTATCGCTTCCGAGTGATATTTGAAAACTTCGGAGTAAGCACACCCCGAACAGAACTTACCAAACAAGTGATAGACTTCAAACGTCCCACTGCAACATTTGACGACATTGTTATTCCAATTTACAACAGTGAACTAAAGCTGGCTGGCAAATATCACTGGAGCGAAGTCACTTGCAATTTACGTGACGATGCGTCGGGTGCTGTGAGTCGATTGGTTGGCGAACAACTGCAAAAGCAAATGGACTTCCTGGAAATGGCCAGTGCCGCAAGTGGCATCGACTACAAGTTTACCACTCGTTACGAAGTGCTGGATGGCGGCAACGGTGCTGCTACACCTATTGTGCTGGAAACCTGGGAACTTTATGGTTGCTATCTCAAGAGCGCAGACTACGGAACCACTAGCTATGCCGACAGCAAGCCTATGCAAATTGCATTGGGTATTGTTTACGATAATGCCAACCAAGTACCTAACGGAACTGGTGTGGGCAGCACTATTGCTAGAACTGTCAACGACGTAGTTACAGGATAATACTGTATGGCCTGGGGAGAAGATTTCCTCAAGGGCTTTTTTGGTGGGCAAGGTCTTAAAGATTATGCTCACGCTTCAAAGACCTTTCGTAGTAACGGATACGAGTATGCACCGCGGAACAAATTCCTGTTCCACTGCTACTTCAATATCAACACTTCAATGATTCCAAGCCTGGCGGCTGTATACAACAGTACAGAAAAAGCCACCATTGGACTCATGGTCAAGACTATAAACTTACCCAAGTTCAAGTTAGAAACTGAAGTGCTGAACCAATACAATCGCAAACGAGTTATTCAAAAGAAGATTAACTACCAGCCTGTGACCACCACGTTTCACGATGATGGCGGCGATTTAATACGCAACATGTGGTATAACTATTACAGTTATTACTACAAGGATCCTAATCAAGCATATGGCCCACCAGCACAGAATGGCTCCATTGGTGCTATTCAAACACTGCCCGGGTTCAGCTATAATTCTCGTGATATCTATGCCAATGATCGAGTGGTCAACGACTGGGGGTTTGTTGGTGAAAGCTACAATCAAGGCAATGCCGGCAGCGGCGGAGTAGGGTCCGGTGGAGATCAAACTTCAGGTAAACCACCATTTTTTAGAGACATAACCATTTACGGTATGGACCAACACAAATGGGCCAGCTATACCTTGATCAATCCGCTGATCAGCAGTTGGGACCACGACACTTATAACTACAGTGAGGGTGGTGGCACCATGCAAAACTCCATGACCATTGAATACGAAACTGTAAAATACTATACTGGAGCCATTGGCGGTGTTAGACCAGATACCAATGTGGTTGGATTTGCTGATCCTGCATACTATGATAATGTTCGTAGTAGCTTGGCTAGACCAGGCAGCACACAAACTGTGTTGGGCCAAGGCGGATTACTGGATGCTGGTATTGGTATCATAGAAGATTTGCAAAGTGGCGGCGTGGCTGGCATTATTGGTGCTGTGCAAAAAGCAGGAACAACCTACAATACTTTTAAAGATGCTCCTATACGATCAATCGTGAACGAAGAAGCCAACGCTGCACTTAACAGCGTATTAAGAAACAGTATTCCCGCAGCAGTGCGTCAAGCTCAAAACAGCAGCGGCGGGTTTATTTTTCCTAGACCACCAGGACCACGATAATGGGCGGAACAGTAAACGCACTCAATACCAATGTAGATCTCACAGTTAGAATCTACGATCAATTTTATGCTTACGAAACTTATGTAAGTGCAGAAGAATATGATGTAGTTTTTAGTTACATGAAATCTGTTTTTACTACAGATCTTGCTGCCGGCAATTTCACAGTGTCCTTGTTTAGAATAGCTGATCAAACACGTACACCGGTACTGACTATCTTGGCAAACATACAGGGACAAGATTCAATTCAACTCACACAAACACTGGCCTATTATCTCAACAACTTGAGAAGTGGCAGTACATTGCTAGGGTTTGGTGCATCAGTGACTCCTAACTATTACACAGCAAGGAATGTGTTAGCATGAGCCGCTGGGCCAACGGCTTGTACACAATCACCAACCCTGAAAAGTACGTGGGTAAAAATCAGCCTAGATATAGATCAGGTTGGGAACACAGTTTCATGCGATTTTGTGACAACAACAAAGCAGTATTGCAATGGGCCAGCGAAAGCATAGCTATACCTTACAAGAATCCCATAACTGGCAAGAACTCCATGTACGTACCAGATTTCTTTATCACATATCAAACTCGTGGCAATCAACAACGTGCCGAGATGATTGAAATCAAACCCAAAAATCAAAGTGTGATTGAAAGCAAAATGAACAGCAGAGATCGTGCTGTGGTTGCTATTAACTATGCCAAATGGGCAGCAGCACAAGCCTGGTGTAAACGAGCAGGCATACACTTCCGAGTCATAACTGAACAAGACATGTTTGCCAACGGCAAAGGATGAAGAGTTTACCGTGACAGCAGATCCGGTAAATATGGTATGACCAAAAAACTTGAGGAATTATTCGATTTACCTCCTTCTTTTGATAACCCAGAAGAAGATCTAGTGTATACCCCAGAGCAAACGCAGTCTGCAATGGCAGAGATTGACGATGCTATAGACAAGATTGATGCTGCCTTACCGGGTGTGCGTGACTTGTCAGCTGCTGATTCAGAAATGGATGAGCTGGCCGATTTGGCCAAAGGCAGTTATAAGGATCTCATGGATCTAGGAATGAATGTAGATTCACGATTTGCTGCTGAGATCTTTAGTGTAGCAGGCGCTATGCTAGGGCATGCACTCACAGCCAAACAAGCCAAGTTGAATAAAAAACTCAAAATGATTGACCTACAGTTGAAAAAAGCCAATCTGGATATGAAACAAGCCGATGGTGGTGCAGCAGCACCGCAGCAAGGCCAAGGACACATACTGGATCGCAATGAACTGTTGGAAAAACTACTAGGCGACAGAAAGACAAATGCCAAAAAAGGCTAAATATCACATAGGACACTGATATGAAAAAATTTCACCAATATCTTGCAGAGAGCGAAAGAACATATGACTACAGGATCAAAATCCTGGGTGATGTGCCACCAACCTTTATCAAGGATCTCGAACAAAAACTCGAGCAGTTTGACATTGTAAAAATGTCAGGCAAGAAGACTACACCTGTACAAAAACTGCTGAAGGATTTTCCAGATGCAGAAAATGACATGGTAACATCTGTGGATGTGAGTTTTCGTTATCCAGCTATTGAACCACAAATACAACAACTGGCTCAGCTGTTGGGATTTAGCCCCAATAGAATCCGTTTGTTGACACAAGCACATGTGGACAGCCTGGACAAAGAAATCTCCGACATCAAAGCACAGAACAAGGACTTGATCGCTGATACCGATTACCCTGCACCTGATGCTGAACAGCAAGCATTGAAGAAAGATTACTCAGCT